TGCTGCGCCTGTGTTACCAGTAGGACCTGTAACTGAACTTGCTGCGCCTGTGTTACCAGTAGGACCTGTAACTGAACTTGCTGCGCCTGTGTTACCAGTAGGACCGGTAACTGAACTTGCTGCGCCTGTGTTACCAGTAGGACCTGTAACTGAACTTGCTGCGCCTGTGTCACCTGTAGGACCTGTAACTGAACTTGCTGCGCCTGTGTCACCTGTAGGACCTGTAACTGAACTTGCTGCGCCTGTGTCACCAGTAGGACCTGTAACTGAACTTGCTGCGCCTGTGTCACCTGTAGGACCTGTAACTGAACTTGCTGCGCCTGTGTCACCAGTAGGACCTGTAGGACCAGTATCTCCCGTCACACCAACTTGTGCGCTAAATGTAGTGATAATATTTGAATAAGAAACGGGTGACTCGTAATAAGTTGTTGCGGTTGATGAGAGTCCAGATGTATTTTTCCCAGTGACAATTACAACAATATCTGTATATAAAGCTATAGCTATATTAGATGGTATTACCATTGAAATTTGCTGAAAAGTAAGTGTACTAGTTGGATTCGCGTCAAATCCAGACGCTGTAACTAATTCTGTTAAAATACCAGGTACCGCAGAATCATATCCATAAAGACGAAATTGATACAATGCGTTGTTCCCTATTATTTGGGTACAATATAAATTCATAGTCCAAATACCTGCTGGAATAAATGGTGAGTTATTCAATTCGGATATTGAAATGGCAAATTGAGTTGACCAATCTTCTTGATTTAGTGTAGGAAATGTTTGTTGAACAGTTGTTTGTGAACTGCTAGTTGATGTCGTGGACAGATGTCTAACTTTTAATGGTGATGATGGTATTGGTGAAACAGTTCGAGCACCTGATGGATCACTAGGTGGACTTGAATTTGGTGGAAAAGCAAATAAATCAATTGGAGATGCTGTTGTTTCACTATAATTCATATACAATAGTAAACCAGACGATAAGCCATCGGCTCCAGTGGGACCTTCGGCGCCTGTATCTCCTGTAAAACCAGTTGGACCTGTAAAACCAGTAGGTCCTGTAAAACCAGTCGCACCTTCGGCGCCTGTATCTCCTGTAAAACCAGTAGGTCCAGTAGGTCCAGTAGGTCCATAATTAATTTCAGGATACGGTAGACATTGAGGGCATTCATTATCATCATTACAATCATAGCAATTGTCTGGTTGGTCGCAAGGATTGCCACTAGTACCATTACTACTTGATCCAAATGAAGCAGCCGGAATGCCATTTATGTACTCCACATTCAAATTTGTTACTGTTATATTTTCTGCGTTAATACTGCTCATATTATTATAAATATATATAATTTCTAATATAATATTACTAAAATAAGTATTGTAATATTTTATTTAAGGAATTGGAAATGGTCTCTGTTCCTTAGAAACAACCAAAGGCACTGGCAAAATATTATCAGGTTGTCCATATAAATTGACACTCTTCAAGCAAATCAATTCAGGTCTTAGAGGCGGAGCAGGGTTGACTAAATTGGTTGAATTAATGCCAAACAAGAATGACTCAATATCAGCCGCATTATGAGACAGTGTGTTCCAAGGTAGTTGACCTGGGTTGAAGCCTCTGCCTGCTAGACGTGTATCGTAAGCGTAACCATTACCACCATTCTTATACATTTGCCACGCCTCTATTTGAACATTTTGTCTGTGATCTAAACAAAAATTACCAGGAGTATTTTTATTACGGGTTGAAGCCATTATTATATACTTTATATAATAAAATATATAATTATTATCATTTTATTTCATTTTATTTCATTTATTTTGGCTTGTCACTAATTTGAAAAAGCTTTAGTGTCCGCTGCTTCAAAAGTTCCATCATTTCAGGCTTTACGTGTCCTAGAATTAACATCTGACACAAACATCTATGTGTCAAATAGAACATTTTTTGACTAAATAATGTAATGAATATTAAATAGTCAGTATTGCGTTTCAAATTAGCCAACTCAGTTTCAGTCTTTGCCGTGTTCGGATCAGAAATCAACCCATTCATCTCAACCAAAAATGTCTTGAATTCCTCATTCTTAATAAGCTTCTCAAATATTGCCTTGATTCCTTCGTCCATTTTGGGATCATCTATTGTCTCTGCGCCAAATACCTCAAGCAGCTCATCGCGATACAATTTCTCGCAAATATAGGTAATATCCTTTCGGTTATACTTGTAATCTTCATCAGCTTGCTCTTCATCAGCTTCTTCATCAGCTACTTGCTCTCCCTCTTCTCCTTCTTCTACTTGCTCTCCCTCTTGACCCTCTTCTTCTAATTGTTCTTTTTCTTTTTCTAAAGTTTTCTCAGTAGCAAGAGTTTGAGAGTTTAAAGGCTTTTTATTACTATTAACCACCTCAATTCTGCGTCCTCTATGCCCTGTTTCATCATCACTGTCTCCGCCCACTTCAACATTTATGACTATATTCTCATTGGAGTGATCACCAGCATTTCTAAATACCGATTGAATTGCGGCAGTTATTTCGGCTGCCGCCTCTGAAGCCAAACGTACCTCTAAACGTCTAACTAATTCATTTTCTATTTCGTGATATCTTACTATAAAATCTGTTTTATACATTTTATAGTATATAAATGTGAAAATTCTTTAAATCTTAATTACTAATTATTTATTTTTATTTTGTGGCTTATCATTTGATTATTGCCTAGAATACTTCTCACGATCTCTTGTTAGTTCACGGGATGGCACACCGCCTCTGATCCAGCCCTCCGATGCGCTAGACTCAATCAAATTGTTCGGGTTCTGGATATTGTCCTTAACTGTAGGGATCAATGGAGTAGTGCGGTACTTCAAGTGACTCTTCTCAGTCAAATGGGTTACTGTTCGCTTGTTAGTGACCGCCTCTCCTTGCTGGATTTGCGACTCCAAAATGGGATCCACTGCGCCTCTTCCTAAAAATGGAACAGTAGCAAACGGACGTTGAAACAAATCTATTCTGGCCTTGGGGTTTGTCTGAACAGAGCCAATGAGCAATTTGGAACTGTCGTCAATATTGGAACCGCACATATCGGAGCCCATACTGCCGGAATAGATGATACCAGGTTGAGTTGTCGCCAATTGCTTCGCCTTGGACATATTACAATCCGAAGTAAAGTAATTTTGAAGCAAATAGGAGCAAGCTTGGGCGTTTTCAATTGAGTTTATATCTTGCGAGCAACTGTCGTTACCAATTCTTCCCATCGTATTAAATGTAAAATCTGAAACAAATGCCATTTTTATATATTACTACAATAAAAATAAATTATTCTAATTAATTTATATTTATTCCTTAATTATAATACATTTTTGCTAAAGATTATAATTTATTTTATACTAATTAGTATAATAATGCCTAATACATATCCAATTTATTGTATTAATCTAGAACATCGCAAAGACAGACTAAGACATTCCATAAATCAATTTAAAAATTTAGGTATTTCACCTAATACAGTTATATACCCTTATTTTAAAAAAGATCCAAGGGGTGGTGTATATGGTTGTTTTGATTCACATATTAAAGTATGGAATGATTTTTTTATAAATCATCCAAATGAAAAATATGCTTTGGTATTTGAAGATGATTTTGTAGCAACAAATAAGTCAAAAACTATTTTAGAAAATGCGACCAAATTTATAGACAATAATTATGATAAAATTGACATTTTGTTTTTACATAATATTTGTGTGGATGTAGAAAATACTATAAATTATTTAAATTTTACTTATGGTTACGGTTTAGGAGCACACGCATATTTTGTTACACGTGAGTATATTAAATCAATCATAAATAAATATGGACAATTACCAGAACCAAACGGACGCCATATTGATTTTGAAATTGGTTTTAATATCATTGATAATGACAATAAAATTTATAGTGATAAATGTTTTTTTGTAAAAAAAGAGTGTTTTAAACAATTGACAGACAAAAGTGATAATTATGTGAATTTTATAGATGAAATTATTAGATTTGATATAAATCAAAATTTAGAATTTATTATCAATATTTTTAAAGTTTTAAAAAAGATGGTACTCAATGATAACCAAATAAAAATAATTCAATGGTTTATAAATTATTTAGTTACAGTCAAAATGAATAATATGAATATTATGAATAAAAATAAAAAAAATACAAAACAAGATCTTCTAAAATGTTTACAATTGTTTTTTAATAATTAGGATATAAATTTGAAATTATTCTTTTTAAATTTATATTTTTTGTAACGACTAATGCTCTCAAATTATGTAAGAATATATCTGTAACTGTCGGCATATCTTTGTAGGTTGCCTGCAGCGTTGTCTTCCTTCGCTGAAGGTTTATTTCCATATAACCATTGACCGTAAGATCCTTGATCGTTCATCACGCGACTGTTGGCTGTACTGTAGAACCCCTGCATCATATCGGTGTCCAATTGGTAATTATCATACAAGTCGCCATATAGCTGCTTGTTAGTGCTCTTAATGCCCGGGTAAAGCATTTGGGTCTGCTTCTTAACGGCACTTGTAATCTCATCAGATACAACCGGGTTAAAACTGGGCGCTGCTGCTAGTCTATTGGGGTCGTCCATAATATCGGTTAAAAGCACATTGCCAAACGGGTTCTTCTTTGTAGTCGGATAAAATTCGCTCCTTAATACATTCTCTAGAGTAACCGGATTGCTTACTATTGGCGCGGGCATTGACTCGCTCTTTTTCTTTTTCTGAGTAAAGTTTTCTTTCAAACCGGTAACAATGGTCTGCTTTCTGTAACGATAAATTGAGAAAATGATTGCTAATGTTACAAGTCCAATTATTAGGAAATGTGTCTTCATTGTAAATATAAATCCTAAAGTAGATAGGATAATAACAAGACGACTAATCGCATTCATCTTGGCTTCAATTGTCATTGATGAAGACGGCCAAACCTGAAATATAGAACTTTTGTTAAATAATATTGTCGGATCATTTGACCAAAATGGAGTTGTCATTATAATATATATATACTTTTATACTTTATACTTTATATATTATAACTATCGGTCAATTGATTTGAAACTATAATCGCTTATCCGACTTGATTTACTAGATCTAGATGTAGAACTTGATTTAGATTTTGGGTTTTGAATTGGACTAAATATAGATCTAGAACTGGATTTTGAACTTGACATTGGACTAAATACAGATCTAGAACTGGATCTTGACTTAGACTTAGATTTAGAACTTGACAATGGACTAACAACATCTGAGACACCTAAAGGTTCTTCATTTGGTTTAATAATATTTTTGACATTTAATTCCTTTGTTAGTTTATCAAAATGATTATTGATTTTTGAACTTAATGTACTAACATATTTATTATATGCGTCCAATTTAGTGTAAGTATGAATAAACTCACGACAAGACTTTACATTTAATGAATGACCACATAAATTCCCCCAATCATAGAAAGAATTGTTTCGCATCATATTATTCATTTGATCACGCATTTTATCATCGTGACACGATTTTAAGCACGATATTACACATAATGGTTTACGTTGCTTCAATTTATCAATATTTTCTATAAATTTGGTCTCAAAATCCTTCAGTTTAATATTTCCTGCCTTAGAATGGAGTTCACTTAATATTACATTTGTGTCTTTTTTCCTACTAGAAAATCCAAATAATGATCCACCTTTACGTGTCTTATTAGCTCGTATTCTTCTTTTTATTCCTCTTGTATGTGTCATTGTTGTAAGTTATATAATAAAATGATAATTTAATTAATTTATTATATTGGGTTAAAGATTTTATTTCTTGCCTTTCTTCTTTTTACTAGAACTTGGTTCTTGTACAGGTGCTTGTGCTTGTCCTGGTCCTGGTGGCTTAGCCCCTCTCGGCGTCTTTTGTGCTTTCTCACCAGTGCTAAAAATCTTGATGAGTTCTTCCTCGGATAGAGCAGGAGTCGCTTGCTTAGGAGTCGCTTGCTTAGAAGTCGCTTGCGATAAAGGAGTTGTTTTTTGTGCCACCTTTGCTCGCATTCGCTCCTTCATTTGCGCCATCTTCATATTCTTACTCATTTGTGCCTCCATTGCGCCCATATTTACCTTGGTATTCTTGTCAAGCCCCGGTATCCCCATTTGACTAAATATCTTGGACATATCACCCATTCCCGGCATACTCTTCATCTTATTCAAAAGATCCATACCTTCATTCATTAGCTCACTCTCTTTGATCTCACCCGACTTGATTTTGCTCTCAATTTTGCCACCAATGTTCTTAACCATATTCATCAGCTTGCCCGGGTTCTTGAACAACTGTTGAAACACGTCCTTGGGATTGGATGCATTGTCCATATTCAAATCCAATTCTGCCGCAGTATCTTCTGCTAACTCCATTGCTAATTTTCCCAACTTGCCGCCCATAAGACTGTTAAGGTGGTTATGTAGTTCCTCCGCATTGGGCATATTCTCAGGTGTAAATGGGCTACCTTTTTCTCCTTCTTTTCCTTCTCCTTCTTTTCCTTCTTTTCCTTCTTGGGAAGTTTCCTGAGAAAAAAGCGACGACATATTCTCTAGCGTCTCGGCCAATTTAGACTTTAATTCATCCTCATTAATTGCCTCAAACAGTTTCGCAGTGTCGCCCAATTCCGAGCTATTATTAACTGTTCCAATGACTGAAAAAAGGATCAGTTGTAAATACTTCCAAATGGTCTCTCTCGTTGTGTCACTAATATCGCACTTCCAGAGCTGTTTAAAAACAATGCCGGGTAAAAACTCTGTATTGGACTCCGAGTCATCAGCAAAAATCTCGCCATTCTTGTACAAAATGTCAAAAAATCGTTCAGGAATTGTCTTTACACAGTGCCTAAATACAAAGGCAATCTCTCGTTGTTTTCTGGTTTCATCATTAGACCACCAGCGCTTAATAAGGCCACTATATTCGGGAAAAGTTGTCACAATATCGGCAATAAAATCATTAATAATTTTGCTAAACTCAGCAGGCACTTCTAAATCCTCAAATGATTTACCTTGTTTTTCTTGTTTGTTTTCTTGTTTGTTTTCTTGTTTGTTTTCTTGTTTGTTTTCTTGTTTGTTTTCTTGTTTGTTTTCTTTTGCTTGTTTTTCTGACGACATATATATTTTTAATTAAAAGATATATGTTTAAATTAAACTAATAACAAAAGATATTTTAATTATTTGTTAGTTTATTTCTCAATATTTTTATCAATTACAACAATCTTTGAAACGTTTTTAACAATTTGTGAAATATTATTTTGTTGTTCTTCATACGAACCACCAGACATTGAGTTCATCACAATATTATTATACTGATCATTCTTTTTTGAATCAGAATAGATACAATCTGGATTCAAATTTTTCCAAGTTTGGATCTGTTTGATATTTTTATTTGCTACTTGTCTAATCGCATTTTTGAGAAGAGGTTTATCATCTGTTTCCTTAGTCCACTGATTATTTTCCTTAATATAAAGTACTTCTCGTTTAAAATCACTACAATGTATTGGTCTTGAATATGTATCTAGATCCTTCAAATTATTGATTAAAATATTTGTTATACCTTCTACATAACCAAGATGTCCAAAATTTTCTAAATCTGAGAGTTGCATTTTAATAGAAGCAACAAATTCATCAATATTAATAGCATCTTTACATTTTTCATTTAAAAATAAATTTAAGTTGAATGAATTATTGTTAATATTATTAGAATTAACATTATTATAAGTTGTATTATTTATTGTTTCCTTCTTAATTAGTTCCATAATTAACCCTTTGAATTCAGAGTTTTCCTTAATAAGATATTCAACCAAATTGTCTTTTTTGTCATTATTTTGTTCAACTGCAATTTCCATTTGACATTTTTTTTTATGCCTACTTAATCCCGAATTATATGTATAAATATTACCACATTTACATACAAATTTTGCTTGATCACAGACAGGGGTAAAATGGGGTTTTATGTTACCATTCGTTACCATTTTAGACAATTCTTGATGTTTTGCTGTCAACAAATGTCTGGAGTAATCTTTTTTGTTACTGGATATAAAGCAACAACTAACACACTGAAATTTGAGGGGTTTTTGGGGTAATTCCGTTATCATTTATTACCTTTTTATTTATACTCAGAAAATAATCCTAAAGTTATCACCCAATTATTGTTTTTTATCGTCACAGTTTTTTCAACTCTTAAAATAATTTTGAGACCATTATGGTGATAACTCTGAAAAATGGGTCATTTTCAAAACTTTTTTCGGGTTTCCAAATCTGGACATTTCTTACAAAGTTGAAAATGTCCAAAATCCATTTCCCTTTTTACTTTTGGGAAAAAAAGTGTTACTGAGAAATATGGACTAAATATCTGCTATTTTATGAGAGCATATATGGTAACAACAGTTAAAATGTCGTTTGACACCATATTTTTATACACCTTTAAACAAGTGTTAAACAAGTGAAGAAATCTTACATAAATTCTGGATATATTTCATTGTTTTTTCTTTGTTACTAACACTCATCTCTTTAATTGGCTCGCGTATCATATTAATATAGTCCATTATATTGTTTGAGTTACCGTGGTTCTCAAACTCCTTGGAATAGTCTTTATCAACAAAGAAACTAATATCACCCTTTTCAATTTGATTTCTATATGGTTCGCAAACATAGTTGGTCCAAATTTTCACAAGAATTTTTGGATTGGCTTTTCGGATCGCAATTAAAGCATTCTTGGCACTTAAAATCTTGACATTATCAGGGAAAATGTTACAAATATCGGATACAAATTCAATAAAATGATCATTAAAAATTGTTAGTACGTTAGACGACATTAAATAAAAAGTATGGATTATCTTTAAATCTTTTTATCATTTCTTTTTGAAACATTGATTATAATTCCATCCGAGATCTTATTGGAACTAGATGAATTTCTTTAACCAAAAATAAAACACTTATTACACCTTTTAACATTTGAAATGCCGATTTATATATCATAATTCTGCTTCGCAGAATTTATACAAAGTTACAGAATATAACAAAGGCAATTTATCGGTTTTTGCTACGCTAAAAAGTAACAGTTGCCTTTTCACATTAAAAGATGCCGACTCAAAGAGTCGGCGTTTGAAATATAAAAAGGTGTAAAAACAATATAAAAAATACTTGTAAAATATAAATAAAATGCCATTGATACCCAAATATATTTTTTGCCAATGTATGAAGCCCTGGAAAATCTGCGTTAGTAAGTCAAATAGTTACAAAATAGATGTAAGAGATTTGTTAGATGTATGGGCAATTAATCGTTACATATTTAAACCAAATATTCAACCAAATTTAAATTACGACTTTATCAATTTGAAACCGTCAAAAACAAAATTTGTCTGCCGATTCAACAATAAACCGTAAACTTAATCAATCGTAAACTTAACCAATCGTAAACTTAACCCACTCACCATCTTCAAAATACCATATTTCACTACCAGATCCCTTTTTATCAAGGAATTTTTGAAAGCGATCATATATACTTTTATCTATTGTCATAATGGGTTTACAAGCACTACAAAACTTTACTTCATTGACAATCGTTATGTATTTTTCTAGAACAACACGGCAGCCACATTCGTCACATTCCAAGTCTTCCGTTTCAAACAACTTCTCTTCATCAACAAAGCGAAATTCGTGATATTCCATACACTCTTGTAATTCTTTCAATAAAGTATCTTGTAATTCATATTTACAAACAGACTCACATTCAATGCTAGTTTCACTTTTTTCACGTCTGTCAATCACAATATAAGGAATCTTTATGTTTTCCATTTCTTTCTATAGCTAATTATAGTTACAATATTATTATATTTATTTCAGTTCAATTTTAATATAATAATACAATTTTCAGGGGTTTGGTAACACTTTGATGGTTTGGCTCTTACTTCGTTGAACCTTTTATAAGCGTAGCGGAAAAAGGTGGAATTAGGTATACTTAATATTTGTTAGTTCCTGTTCTCTTTTACGTTGTAGTGCCTCAACACTCATTTCACCATCCTTTAATTTATCCGTTTTATATTCCGTATCATCAGTTGGCAAGTGCATTGTCATATTCATTGAATCATTGAGTGACACATAGTTATGCATTTGTCTAACCCCACCGTTACCCTTGACACTCAAATCCTCGTCATTTTGATCCAAGAAACTGTAGTTATCAGAAACGATTCCGCTTCCAAATGCCGAAGCACCGAACCCAAATGCCATCGGCTCCATATTATTTTGAGTGGCTTGTTTTACTTGAGCCTGCTGTGTCGGCTTGAAATGGGCGTAAATATCGTCACCATAAATCACCTTATAATTCTGATTGAGAAGTAAAAGTGCCGGTACTTTACTAACATTCTCAGGCATAATAATTTTCTGCCCGTTTTGTAAAACAATAAATACCTTACCAGATGGGTCTTTGACCCGATTATCAATACAAATAAAATGAATATCTTTAGCTATTTGAGTTTTAGATATTGTCTGAATGATCTTCTTAGACGGTTCACAGAAATTGCTATAATACAATATGCTACTCATTAAATTATAATAAGTTTATTTGTATCTTATTTTTAACTAATTATTATTAAAAATAATTTATTTTTCTGTTTAAATAAAATTGAACTAAATCTTATTTAAAAATAACAACAATATAATATACATACAATGAGTGCTAAACTTGAAAATTTAAAGGAATCCGACGATATTTTAACATTCACCATTGCTGGTGTAGATGTTAGTTATGTGAATGCTATCAGACGGACTATTCTTTCGGATATTCCCGTGGTTTGTTTCAAAACGACACCCTATGAAGAAAACAAAGCAAATATTTCAATCAACACAAGTCGTCTAAACAATGAGATTATCAAACAACGCTTAAGTTGTATTCCGATCTGTATTAAGGATTTGGCTATTCCTTTTAAGAACTATTTGCTAGAGATTGACGTTGAGAATAAAACTGATACTTCAATCTATGTTACTACTAAAGATTTCAGAATACGAAATACAACAACCGACTCATATTTAGATGAAGCCGATTTGCGCAAGATATTCCCTCCTTATATTCCACCCACCGGCAAGGGCGAGTATTTCATTGATTTTGTGAAATTAAGACCCAGGGTTTCGGATGAGTTGCCCGGTGAGCGTATCAAGTTGACTTGTGAGCTCATTGTGTCTACTGCGAGAGACGATAGTATGTTTAATGTAACCGCTACTTGTGCTTATGGATGTACTCCGGATGAGACCAAAATCAATACTGAGTTGGGCATTCGCAAGCACAAATGGCAGGAGGAAGGCAAGAGTGAGAATGAGGTCAACTTTGAGTCCACCAACTGGAAACTGCTTGAAGGTATGCGTTATGTCAAGAGAAGGAGCTTTGACTTTGTTTTACAGACGGTTGGTATTTACGAAAATACTGAATTAATCATAAAGTCGTGTGAAATTTTACTAGACAAGTTTCAAGAACAACAGAGATTATTGGATGCGGATGAAATGGAAATAAAACCAGCAAACGTGACAATGGAAAATACTTATGATGTTATCCTAGTGAATGAGGATTATACAGTTGGCAACATATTGAATTATGAGATTTATGATATATATTACAATGATTTAAAGAAGGTGTCGTATGTCGGTTTCAAGAAGATGCACCCTCACGATTCAGATAGTTTATTGCGCATTTCCATTGTGGAGCCCAATTTAGGTAAGGAATATGTCAAGCAAATGTTGAAAACTATATTTAAGCAAATACTTGAGAATTTACAACAGATCAAGGGGCTATTTGACGGCAGCAGAACAAAGTTTGCTGCTGTTGAACAACGAAAATCAGGAACTAGAGCAGCAGATGGTGGTCCTTAAACAAACCATTAATTAAACATATTGATTAATTCAATGTCAAAATCACTCAAAAAATTAGTACCATATTCTTCTTTAGACAAGCTCTTATAATGATCAATATATTCTACAGCCGAAAAAATCTCTGTTTCCAAATACAACGTCATATTAATCTTCTTTTTTCTACCATTATATTGAAGCTTATATTGCTTAACAATTTGCGATATATTGTCGTATATATCGTCAACAGAATCTTGTAATTCTTTTTTTGTTAGTACTTCTTGTTCGCTCCCGTCTTTGAAGTCAATTAAATACACATAGGAACCAATTTGCGCCATTTAAACAGAATAATATAATTGTTAACAAACTCTTATATTATTTTTATAATTATTTAAAAGATGTTTTGTAATGATAATATATACATCTCTGTATGATTTTAAATCAAACAATATTTTCTTTTTTAAAAGAAGAAGTCAAAACACTTTCTCAAAAATACGCATTTAAAAACGAGTTTATTAAAGAGATAGATAATTTGGGATTTGAAAATAATCTTAATAAAACCAAGCCAATAAAATGTATTGAACTAACAAATGAAATAGTCTTATTATTACTCGATAACAAATATTCGGAATTCAAAACAATTCTTAATAAAATACCAGAATTTGCTAATTGCTGTGATATAGGCGATTTATATAGTTTATGGCATATAATCTATATAAAATGTTCTAATCCAGTTCTAATAATTGGCGCTGGTGTTTCCGGGTTGACAATTGCGTCAAAAATTGCGGATAAGCCGTTACTAATTTTAGAAGCACGCGATCGTATTGGTGGCCGTGTTTTTACAAGTGACTCAAATATGGATATGGGCGCAGCTTGGCTTCACGGTTCCGATTGTAACCCATTAAACAAATTACTAGATTTCAATAATCTGATCCCAGTTTCAAAATGTAACCCTTGGATGCACTCGGAGAATACAGAAATAGAGTATATGTCGTCAACTCATACTATTTCAGAAGACAAGCGGCAACAATTGGCTACAAAATGGAATGAATTGGCAGCTAAAATGGGCAATATGCCTAACCAAACAATTATTGAAGCATTTGAGCAACTAACAAACAAACAAGGTTATAGTGAATGTAAAGAATATGAATCAGACATAGAATTAGATGACGATCTGTCCAGTTTCTTATATATGATTGAAGTCTGGTGTGGCGGCAGTGTTAAAACATTATCAACTGATTTCTTGAATATTAATGAAAATGATAACAAAGGTCAGTATAACAACGCATTATTTGGCGACTATGGTGGGTCGCATTATTTGTTTAAAAATGGCGCCAAAACTCTCATTGAAGCGCTTATAAACTCAGCAATAATTCCAAATCTACAGGATAAAATCAAGTGTAACCAGATTGTAACAAATATAAACTATAGCAGCTATTATGTAGAGGTTGTCACAAGTTCTGGACAAGTTTATCATTGTGACAAATTGTGTATAACAATACCGCCTGAACCTCTAAAGAATATACACTTTGTTCCGCCACTTGAAACTAATAAAACAGAAGCGCTAGCTAAAATCAAAATGGGTTCCTATAAGAAGATCCAAATAGAATTTGCCAAGGAAGACGTGTTTTGGAAGGATGATGTGCCAATGTTTTTGACATACAATCCAAAGACAAGTGGCACAAATTACTATTTAAATTCTAACAAAGATGTAAAAGATAAAAAAGAAGACATATGTCCCTACATATTATGGAATAATTATAAGTTTTCCAAGAATAAGCCAATTCTAGAGGCAATTTGTCCGGCTAATATTGGATGGAATTTGGTGGGCAAAAGTGATGAAGAAATCATTGAAACAATGTTAACACAATTACATAACTATTATCCACTGGTTCCAGAGCCAAAAGCTTGACACGTGACTAGGTGGGAAGAGGATATTTTTAGCAAGGGAGCATACTCTTATCACGACGCCAATATTACAGATGCTGATATTCAAAAGGTATATCAAAATATAGGCAATACTATATTTTTCGCAGGTGAGCATACGGATCCAATATATTATGGGTCTCTTCACGCGGCGTATAATAGCGGACTAAGAGTATTAAATGAACTAGGTATCTAATTAAATTATGAATATTATATGTAATAAACTTACAAATAATATATTTTACTTTTACAATCTTTAAACCAAATCAGCCTTCAAAGTATCCACATTGCGCTTTCTCAAACTATGATTCAAGCAGAACATTAAAAGACTTGATGGCAGCTTATTCACATAATCAATGACATATGTGTTATTTATTGATCCCTTTGATTCCCGCAAATTAGTCAAATAGTGTTCGTGGATCTTGAACATATGCGTCTTGTATTGAGCAGGGAACTCATTTAAAGGTTTTTCCTTCTTCACGTAGCACGAAATGTAGTTCTTGAAAAGCGTGTTTGTGAACATATGTAGCTGATCTCTGTATCCAGACAGCTCATTCTTGGTCTCCGGATAGAACTTCAAAAACTCGGGAATCTTGCCTGCCTGTCTCAAAGACAAATACTGATACTGCATCTTGGGCTGATTGCCTCGCAAGTGACGCACCTCCTCATAAATTGGATTTCTAAACTTGGTGCGTTCATTTGTGTCCAAATTGCGAACAACGATGCCTAGAACATTGTAGGGTGTATTTGGACTGGCAAACTTTTCAATTAGTTCAGTGTAACTCGTAAATTCATAGGTCTCGGGAAACCGAATGGACGTTAGACCCCAGAATCCATATTGCCTCACATCGGACATCTTTTGACTAATGACTTTTACAACATTATTAGAATCTTGAATGATTTGAAATACGTCAACTAGATACAATTGAGGTTTGGAAAATGGCACAACAATTCGGTTTTCAGGGTGTTGTAGAACAAAGCTGTAGCAGAAATTTGGGTTAAGAGTATGAATGAATAGTCCATTTGCTACACAAGCCTCCATAAACATTTCATTAAAGGTTTTAGTCGCGCCCTTAAAAAAGGTCACATTGGCGCCCACAGTGCTTCGTGTAGCAATTTGCCAGCAGCCAGTTAACCCGACAGAAGGATCAAAAAACACATTGATCATCGTGCCCTCAATAAACTCCTGCGCAATAATAGACTTGGGCTTTTCCTTATTCTCATTATCATTATCATTATCATTATCATTTGGTAAAGGATACATCTGTAAAAACTGGTCAGCGGGTACTGATTTAGGTGGTGAAAAACATACGACACGATTCGCATCATTAATGATGACAGATCGGAACAAACCATATTTGCCTATTTGTGCTTTATGTAGAAAATTCCTATTGTATCTCACAATTCTATATTTCTCATTTGATTTAGTAGAATAATTAGTTATATTAATAGGACTATTATCTTCAGTATCAGAAGCACTATCATTTAATAATCTAGCAAACTCGGTTATTTCAGACAAATTATAAACGCTTGGTATTGACATTATTTATATTATTTATTGAAGTAGTCTTTAAACCTTTTTACTTTTAATTTGGGACAAATTATATCCATTAGATTTCCGTATAGATAAAAAATTTCTATTATAAATATAAGATAATGTCACAATCATCTGACTCACCAATTAAAGACATTAGTAAGGAAACAGCGGTAAAACCTATAGGAGACATTTTAGAGGCAAAAGCAGTAGCACCAGTAGCAGAAGAAGCAAAAGAAGAAAAGGGTATTATAAGCCAAATTACTTCGGCGGCTGATTCGTTAGTGAATAGAATAACAGGAGCCAATAAAGAAGAAGGAGAAAAAAAAGAAGAATCTAAAGAAGAAGATGTCAAAGTATTAGAAGGCGAAGGATTAGAAGGATTAGAAGGCGAAGGATCAAAAGAACTAGACATATCTAAAGAAGCGGTACAAGTTAAAGAAGAAGCAGAAGTCATTCTAAAACTAGGTGATGTCATTTATATTTTAGATCCCACTAATGAAATATTAAATGAAAATACGTTTATTATTACGTATATAGATCCCACAAAAATTAAGTTGGTGGATGTAAAATCATTTGAAGAAACGCAATTGAATATTAAATCGGATGGCACAATTGGTTCAGGTACGATTACTGAAATCAAAATAATTAGTCGTAATCCAAATGATGGGTTTGCCAGGCAAAATGATTTGGTTCCAGGCAAGTGGGTCAATATATATTTTGGAGGCGAATATCCAACAGTGATTACAGGAGAGATTACTAATTTAGAAGAAGATATGATTGAATTAAGAACGACTGATGATGACACAATTTACATTAACTTTGCGTATCAGGGCATTCCTGAAAAGTTGCCAATTGAGACATTTGAAATTAGACCACCACCTGACGCAAAACAAAAGGAAGGATTAGAGGAAGGATTAGACGAAGGATTGGACGAAGGATTGGAAGAAGGATTAGAAGAAGGGGAATTAGAAGAAGGTGAAATACGAGAAGAAGACATTGCTGTCCCCAAGCGCAATATTAGAGATAAGGTGAAGCAATTTCTAATAGAAGGCGACGCAATTGTATTTGGCGATATAGTTAAGATCCAAGAGTTTGTAAACATAGACAAGGACAAATATCGTTTCAATATTGAAACACAAACAAATGACTTGTTAGAGGAGATGGTTTCAACAATCCCTAGTGGCAGAAGGACACCCAGTGTATTAAATAGCATCCATATAATGATTACTCGTTTTCTACAATTGCGTGATTTATCATCCAAATTTGACATTAACAATAATATTACAGGCATCGTAAAGAAGACAGCAGATGATCGCCCTCTTGCTGATTACTTGTCAAAATTCAAGAACACTCTTTACTGGATTATGTTAGTTGCTAAGAATATTAAGAAGGTTTACACTCCTGAAATGAAAGAGAATGAAAATGATGTTTTCTACATCAAGCAGAATGAGGATTTATTAGAATTGTCTACATTATTTAAAAATTACAGAGCAAATGCGACTGCTGATGGGCAAAATAGATATAGTGAGCTTTATAGCGCAGTAAACCCATATTTAACGCCGTTTGATCCAGTGTTTCCGGATGCGTCTGAGAGCGTATTTACGGCGGCAAATGGCATTATTGTAAATGGCAACGTGGCAAGTGATATTAACGTAATCATAGACAATTTGACTGACTTGTATTCGTCGGTTGTAGACAATGATCAGGTTCAAACAAGAAAATTTGTTATAGAGAGATACAATCTGGGTCTTGATCGTCTAGAAGCAACCAATTTAAAAGGTAGCAAGATGATTGCGCATCGTGTCAAACTAACACCAAATGATAATATGTCAATCAATTCCGTTCTAACACTTCCAGAACCGGCAATCCGGTTCTCACAAATTAATTTACCAGGCTCAAGTTTGTTAGTTAAAGCAAATTTAGGTCTTAATTTTTTGAACTATTGGCAAATGCTGAAACAGAAAACCAATTATACCAAGGTTGAAATCAGTGATTTGGAGACCGAAATAGAATATGAGAATGAGAATTTTGTAGATGATATCAAAGATTATTTTTTAAACTTATCGTCATTTGAAAGACCCGAAGGCGTTACCAATTTAGAAATATACGAACACTTTTTGAAGATTATTATCCCCAAGATCCGGATCATTTTCAATTTGGTTAAGAAATACATTGGCGGTAGTTTGTCAATGGTGAATATCATATCCTATTTGGAGCCCTTTCTAGTGTATTCCAATGACTTGACATACAAGCAATACCTTGATTTTAACGAGTTTATTAAGCAAAAAATTGGCGAATATAACAAGACATATGTAGAATATAGCAGAGCATTTTCGGTCTTAAGAAATATGAAAATACCAAACAAATACACTAATGATTTTTTTGAATTGTTTGATAATAATCCGGATATAAGAGGGATCGTTTTTGAAGCATATGGATTACAAGACCGAGCAAAATTATACGCAATGTCTAGTTCGGAACTGTTGAAGAAAGTCACTGTAGATGATTATGGTAATTTATTCAATAACTCAGTCGCATTTAGTAATATGGAATTGATGTATCCAGACGAGTTAAAGAGTATTTTTCAAGCCGATAAGGATGCGTTAAAAGCGCAATTGGAGAAAAATGCCGCAGAGGACACTTGTACTTCTTATGTAATAGCCAAGAAATACTATTCTAGAGAAATGCTTGAAGCAGATAATGGTAACGATATTTACTTTGACAAGGACTTTGATAATACAAATTATGAATTGATTGATGTTACTTATAAAAAAGAACGCGATTCATTAAATCCCGAGGAAATGATCATTTTCTTGACTGATCAACTAACAAATAAATTCAAAAAAGACGAGAGAACTGCTGCGTATATGGCTGAAACACTTGTGAATCGTGCTAAAAAGGTGGCTAATGGTCAATATGCGATGCTTTCAGTTTCGGAAGGCGACGGTCCCAATTCCGAAGTAAATGGTCTTGAATATTATGTCAGAAAAGATGATGAATGGTCAAAAGCGACAGATATTGATCCCCAGTGGTTTATTAAAGACGAAGATGTATTATGTAATATCCAGACAGACTGCTTATTTAAGCCGAATAAGACGGATGATGCTTGCGAGTCAACAGAGGTCACGCGTGACACAATGGTTTCCAATGCTTTAAAACAAATTATGGATCAATTTGATAAGAATTATCAAATGACAAAGGAACAGTTTAATAAAATTGTAACTGCTAAGGCGCTCTATTATGATGATATTTATGCTAGGCTACAGAAATTGAAATTAGATGCGAATCTGAAATACAATATGCAGCAATATAATCTTGGATTACAAGTATCAGACGAGCTTAAAACCCAGGTTGTTAGTCCATATACCAAATTACGTGATCTAATTACAAGCCAACAAGATTTTGTTAAAAAGCAAAATGATATTTTGCGATTTGTAGAAATGTATGGTCGTAACGGTAATACAGAGATGGCTAATGTTCACGATGGAGAAATGGAAAGCGAATGGTGGGTATATTGTAAAGACACGGATACAAAATTGATGCCGCAATTCAGAGCAATTTTAGCTTACAATTTTGTGAATGCTCCTGATAATTATGAAAACGTTTTAAATTTGTTGAAACAAGATATTGGCCGTCTAAGTGCCAATGGTGATGCTTGGGTAGATGTTAATAGTGGCGAAGTAATATGTCAAATTGATGCTGATGTTGAAGAAGGATACAAGGATGGTTTCAAGATGAAAAGTCGTGATATTATGGAACAAGATACTAACAATGTTACTGCTGCTAATGCGTCAAATAAATCCAAAATGTTGTCGCCTGATGGTCAAATGGTCTTCAATATTATTCATTCTATTGCGTCAAATATGGGAATCAATATTGATCATTCCAGTGATTTTATTATCAAGGTTGTCACTGAACTAATGAGTGATATAAGGATTATTGATAAGGAATCTGTATATAGAGAGAAGGAGAAGCAGGCGGCGATCAAGGGAAAGAAATTGCCCGAATATGGCCTTGTTTATAGTTCTACACTTATGATGCTGACACTTGGTATGTTTTTGATTGGTGTACAAACGAGTATTCCTTCTGTAAAAACTCGCAAAACATTTCCGGGCTGTGTGAGATCATTTAGTGGATTCCCCTTTGAGGGAGAGGGTGACGATACTGGTCTCAAATATTTGGCGTGTGTTGCGTTTAAAATGAGAAGTAAGACGATGCCTTGGGATTCCTTAGCACGAATCAAAGAAGAAGAGTTGGCAAATCGTATTAAACTGTTTACTGTTAAATTCTTGTTGCCTTATTCAGAGGTGGAACAGAAGATTAGAGAGAAAGTTGATTATTTGTTACAGAATCCCGAAATTGGCATTCCGGATGAGCATAATATGGCCAAATGGACCAATTTTTTGCCACCATTGAGGCGTTTCCACGTAAAAGGCCTACAAAATGTTAGTTCCGGGTTTAATGACCAAATGTTACATAATATTAAGATTGGAAGTCCTAAGCAAATTGAAGATATGTTAGTTATAGAGTCCAAAATTATTGCTTATTCGCTTGCTCTTCAGGAAGAAATACAGCAAATAGTTGATAAGAAGGATTTGTTAATGAAAGCGTCAAATCAGCCTTTTATGGACAATGCTTGCTGTAATGACAAGGAAAATGGTACACTAACAGCATTACAATATTTTGTCAAGGAGAACCCCAATATTGAAGTAAATAATAATGTTGTCAGGGAATTGTCAAAGGTAATGAATGATGTCAAGATTTTAACAGAGAGCGCAATTATGCTGAGTGAAGTTGATACCAAACGTGTTTTTCCTGAGATACCAAATGCTTACAGCGAGGATACAATTTACAGAGCATTTATTGATTTATGTAGGTTTCAATCGTCGGTGCCAATGAGTGATGAATTGGCCACAATTTGTGTAAGCAAACCTGATTACTTATCAAAGAATGATTCACTACAAGAAAAGATTGCTAAGCTGAAACGTGAAGGACGCAATTATTCCAAGGAGGCATTTTTGCGTATGTTTCAAATTGTTAGTAGGGAAAACATAATCCCCATTTCCTTAGCATTTAATAGACCATCTTATTCAGATACATTGGGTAAGTTGCTTGTAAAAATGGACGAAAATGATGAACAAGTTGTTGCTCGTGTTTTCAGAGACAAAATGGAGACATTGTTAGATACATATGACGTGTCAATACAGGAAGATACTGAGGATATGAGAACTATGAAGAATTATTTAGATCGCGCTAATACAGAAATGCGAAGAGAAGTCATAGATTTTGTTAAAAGGAAATCAAAGATTGGAAGGAATGATCTTAAAAAGGTTGTTGCTTTTTTGAATGAACTAACAAATTGGGATTTTGACAAAACAGGAGAAGGAGAAGAAGAAGAAGGAGAAGAAGAAGTTAAGACAACGGATTCTATTTCAGATGACGGAATGTACAATTATATTAATTATTTCAAAACATTCATCTCTTTGCTCTCAGTTGTTTTACCAACAATGATCTTAAATAAGCAGGTCCAGTCAATGGCTCCTCCAGCATATTGGGGTTTATCTCAAAAACACGGTCAGGATCTAAAAAATATTGTGGAGTCATATTATGAGCCATTGCGAAAATTCTATGATAATAGTACAATTAAGAATCTACTCTATGAAATACAAAGTAGATGTGCTGCTGTAGTTTTACTATCTGAACAAACACCCGCACTAACAAATATAAGAGTGGGCGATATTGACACCTATTCTATATTTGATAAGCGAATGTCTACATTATTGTATGAGTATTATATGCTGCTAGTTTTTACCGAATATATTAGTTTAGCAAAGAATCCCGAAATGATTACAAGAATGTTAGTTAAATCAAAAAGTGACAAAGATGATATATTTAGTTCAGACTTTTTAGTAGAGCAGCAACTGCGATTCACAGAGACTGAACAGCAATATATGGAAGGCGATGTGGTTAAATTACAGGAAAATGTGGCATCTTTGTTAGTTTCTTATATTACAATGATGATGGATTCAAAGGATACAATTGATTTATCTTACAAAACGGTAATGGATCGGGTATTTAAATTAAAAGAAACTGAGAAATACACATTCACAGATCGTCTTAAGAATTTATCAGAAGAAGAGCGCGAAGTTGATACTATTTTGAAAATCAATAAGCTGGGTGTTTGGTCTAAGGGTTTAAATAAAGGTATTAAAGAATATGACCCGGAGAATTATGACCAGGAGAAAGATATGATGGAGAAAATTGCTCAAGTGGAGAAAAATGTGAGGAAAAACGTAAATGTTACAGACCAAAATGTGGACATATTTTTAGATGAAGCGATGGATGATATAGAAGCGGATGAATTTGCTAATGCGGATGAGTTTAGGATGGGCGGTATGGATGATGATGATGATATTAATGGAGACCGTGATAATGATGATGGTGATGGAGATGATAATAACTTTGCTTATGATGATTAGTAAATATTTAGAGAGCAAAAATAATATATTATATTTAAAATCACAATATAATATAATGAAAACATTTAAAAACAAAAAAATAAATAAATCCCTATCTAAGTTTTGTGTATTAATTCATGGAGGCGCTGGAGATATTAGTAAAAATATTGATGATAAGTCATATTATGCGGCACTTGAATCTATAATTAATAATATTTATAAATTTATTAAAACAAATTCAAATATAACAGCAGTAGACATTTGTGAATTTGCTGTCAAATTATTTGAAGATAATCCATTATTTAACGCAGGTAAAGGATCAGTTTCAACAGACAAAAAAACATACGAATTAGAAGCGGCAATTATGGACGGAAAAACACTCAAATGTGGATCAGTTTCATTAATACAAAGAGTAAAAAATCCCATTTCAGTAGCAAGATTAGTAATGGATAAAACAAACCATAATTATATTATTGGAGAAGCAGCCGAGAATATTGCAAAACAAAATGGTCTTACAATGGTTAATAATTCATATTTTTCTACTGGAGTAAAAACGGATAGGATTGTATCTGATAAAAATAGTAAAGTTGGTACATCAGGAGCAGTTTGTTTATATAAAGGAACTTTAGCAGCAGCCACATCTACTGGTGGTATTACAAATAAAATGAGTGGTCGTGTAGGTGATACTCCAATAATTGGCGCAGGTACATATGCAAATAATGATACTTGTGCAGTATCAGCAACAGGTTGGGGTGAAGAATTTATGCGCCGTGTTGCCGCCTATGATATTGCAGCAAGAATAAAATATGCTGGAAAAGATTTAATAACAGCGTGTCATGATTCGGTATTCAATTATTTGCCAAGTGGTTCTGGAGGAATTATTGCAGTAGATAAACAGGGTAATTTTTCTATGGATCACAATTCTTCGGGAATGTTCCGCGGAATAATCCAAAATTCAAAAAATATAGGATATAATATAACAGCTAAAATAGGCATATGGGATGATATGATACCAGTAGAACTTTCAAAAACTGAAAACAAAGCTAAAAATCCTAGATATTTAAATAAAACTAGACGACATAAAAGAATAATTAAAGGTTATTTAGCAAGCAATCAATAATTATATTATATTTAAAATCACAATATAATATAACAATAATAATGAAAAGTTTTAAAGAATTAATTAATAAGCAACAACAACAAAAATCAGAGACAAGTCAATCTAAACAACAACCTCCTCCTCCTCCTCCTCCTCCTCCTCCTCCTCCTTCTTCATATAAACCTCCTTCTTCACTAATAAAAAAACTAGAAACAAGTACACAAGCACAAGCAGCATCAGCACCTACAGCAGTAGTAAAAACAGTAGTACAAGCGCAAGCAGTAGCACAAGCAGTAGCAGCACCTACAGCAGTAGTAAAAACAGTAGCACAAGCGCAAGCGCAAGCAGTAGCAAAAGCAGTAAAAGAAAGATATGCCTTCGCGATCATCCATTTTGGAAGCAATCCAGTATATTTAGAATTAGAGCTGTATTTTTTCAAAATGTTGCGTCAAAATACAAACAATGATATCATATATTTATATTCGGTAAATGACACACCCACTGCGTTTGTGGACGCAATAAGACCATTAGTAACCGAGGTAGTTCCATATGATGATAGAAATATAACATATGACGTATCTTTTAATAGTGGATACAGCAATTTTAACACATTAAGGACGTGTAATTTTATTTTTGCTTACACATTAAAGAAGTACAACAAGGTCTGTATTATTGAATCGGATATGGTTATTATGAGAAATATTGATCATATTTTTGGTTTAGAAACGCCTGCTGTACTAACATATTATATTGGTAACTCAAATTTAAAAAATAATCAAAAAATTCGCAACAATCCCGAAGAAGTGCTTTCAAAATGTAAAGAAATGGGGCGAATAAATGGCGGAGTTATGCTTATATATCCAAGTATGACACTATTCAATAAATACAAGGAAAAAATACAAGATGTTGTTCAACACGAGTGTAAGTATCCAAATGAGACGTTATTTGAATATGTGAATAATTCATATTACAATTTACCAGTTCAATACAATTTATCACATTATCAGGCACGATCGCATATATTGAAACAATACGGATTAACAGTTAAAGATATTTATATTTATCATTTTAATGAAACAAAATACAAGCATCTGGATATTATTAAAAACCCTTTGGACGAAAATGGCGACAACTGGCTTGAAATTATTCAGAGAGAACCAAAGTATGATGTTAAGAAGTTTCCAATATTACATTACAAGGAGACCACTTATGATAGATACAGATCGGAAATAGAACCGATTATGGCGGCATTAAAACCAATTCCTTCTATTTCACCTGCAAAAGATGAAATTAGACCGATATCATCCCTTTCACCACCCAAGGAAGAAATTAGACCAATATCACCCTTTTCATCTTCCTTATTCAAGTCAAAGTCTAAGTCTAAGTCTAAGTCAAAGTCTAAGTCTAAGTCTAAGTCTAAGAGTTCTTCATCATCAAGTTCATCATCTAAATCAAAAACAAAAAGTAAACCTACAGTAAAAAGATCTAGATGTCCAAACGGAACACGATGGAATAAGAAAACAAGTAAATGTGAACCAATATAAATTATATAAATAAATTATTTAGATAATTTATATTTTTAAAAAGGTTAATACCTAATAGTTTTTTAAATATTGATATATTAGAGATAACCAATGTTAAGACAATTTATAGCAGAAAATGTAACAATAGCCGCAATAGTTTTATTCGTCATACTATTTTGGTTTGTACATACAATAAAACCAGTATTCTTATATAAACCAGATGGCAGCTTAAGAGAGTTTGGTGTAGGCTATAAAAACAAGACAATTTTGCCAATTTGGCTATTATCAATTATTCTAGGCATTTTATGTTATTTGTTTGTGTTGTATTATTTAGCATATCCCAAAATTGTTTAATTTAATTTAATACAACTGTCGCAGTATTTGCTTTTTCTTCGGCTTCCTTTGCTGCCTGATCTTCTTGATATTTATCATATCCTGCTTTTATTTGAGCAGCACTCTTAACACACCCTCGGCTAGCTAAATTATAATATACAACGGATGAAATCAAAATAGCAGTGTAAACATACCAGAATGCCTCACCTATATTATCCTTTAGCACAACCAAATCTAACAACTTGGCTTTATTATCAACTTCAACTTGGCCTATAATGGTATCCTTCATAAGCGGTTTCAATAAATCCCACGAACTCAAAAAGTTGTCTGGTGTGATCTGATTAATTAATATAGATTTATTCCCAAGCATCTTAACTAGAGTATCGGCGGCGGTTGTTATTTCCGCTTTCTTTTTTGTATCTGATAATCCTGCTATTTTCGCATTAAGGTCAGCATCTAACATAATATTCGCAAACAGCGTTTTTGCTGACCCAGCAATCGCAAAGTATCCAATCACATCTGAAAACGCACTTTTGAACCCCGGAAAAATAATTAGAATCGCAATTATGATGCCAAAAATAATGAGCCACGGAAAAAACGTGTATAACGCAGCGGGGCCAATATTGTTCTTAACCTCGCCACCACATTTGTTAGTTAAGTAAGCAGTATTTAAAAGAAATTGTGTCAAGCATACAATCAAGAGATACAGAGCAAGTTTAGGAAATATAGAATTCTTATAGTCGGTGTAACAATCAGGCCCTAATTGATCCAGTGTTAATTTTGGTTTTAAAGCCAAAAAATAACCAATCGTTATAATTATAAAAAATAGTAAAGATAACAATGATATATCCATATAGATAATTGGTATAATTTTTTTTTGTTTTTTAAAGGTATTTAATATGAGTTTTTATGATGAACATTCTAAACCTATGTTGACCGAGCCAGGTGTAAAATACTTTTTGAATGCTACGTTAAAACAATGTCATACTTTCAAAGAAAGTCATCATAATATGCTGTTTAATATAAGTATGTTAATCGTATTCCTTTTGATTTTAGGAGTTTTACTTTTATACAAGTATAAGGGACGATTATCTAGAGAGGAAATGCGGGAGAAGGAAGAAGAGAAAAAGCGGTATATATTGACTAAAATACGAAATTTTAAGCAGGCCAAGTTGCGTGCCCAACAGGAACTAATTACTGGACTACCGCATTGGGAGAGTGAATTGGAGGAAGTAAATAAGACTATTATAGGCCAAATAAATCGTAATATTTAGGTTATAAATTTATAATTTTATATTTATATATTTATAAATTATAATGACTGAAAAAATAAGTGTTGAAGATGCTACTAATGAATATTACCGGCTTAAAAATTTATACGAAACGTCTTATTATGAAAAATACATTAAACCAATTATTAAGGCTGAGAAAAAGAGTAAACGTGAAAAACGTGTAGAATATTCTAAATTGCCTAAAGCGGAGTGTGTGAATTGTAAACGAAATGTAGGAACCACATTTTCAATTATTGGAAAAATATCAGAACGCGTCTTTACAGTTAAATGTGGAGACATAACTGCTCCGTGTCCTTTAAATATCAATATAGTAAGTGCTAAATATAATACATTTTCTGATGAAATTTCCAAATATGAAGGGGATATTAACAAGTTGAAAACAGATATTATAAAGGAGAAATACAATATTATGTTTGGATACACACCTGAAGAAAATGGAATAGATAATTTTACTAGTATGTCTACTGAATTGAAAGACACGTCAATGTTGACGGGATATGTTATTGAAAAAAATATATTAGTTAATAATAACCCTGAAAAGGAGGAATTGTTGCGAAAATCTGTAACCATTTTTGGTAATGATTACTTGACTCAGTTTAAACAAATGGTACAACAATTCAATCAGGATGGTAATGAAGCAATTATGACCGAAGCCGCTAAGTTTTACAATGACGAGATGGTGCCGCGTTTAAAAGAGATTCAAGGATTAAAATATGACGAATGTTTTCTTGAGTATGATCAAGACAGTTTAGAATATAAATTATACCAAATAAAAAACAGTTTATCAAATTTAGAAACGAGCGACAGTTCTGAGGCCAAAGTAGTTTCTTTTGTTACCGGGTTAAAAGAAACTGGAACCAAGGCAATGGCGGAAGACAAGACTCAGACAAAGAAAAAGAAGAAGAAGTTGGAGTTCATTATTGAAGGAGAAGATGAAATTGTTTTATCAGATACACCATTGTATGCGCCTAATTCACCTGAATACAACCCTGAATCACCGCCGCAAACAAATAATAATTTTACAATTAACGGCGAAGAAGTTACTTGGACTGATCCTGACCCGGATTATGCTTCAATATGGAGAGCCTTGTCTCCAAAATACAAGGCAATCTTGGTTCAAGACCCTGCTTGGATGAGAAAAACAATGGATGAATTTGTAGCAATTAGACAAACCCCTGGAAATGTGCCTAGAGACTTTGTAATACCAGATGATATTTTGTTACCGCCAAAGGTGTCAGAAGAAGGCAAAGAATTGGATTTTGGTAACCCAGTATTAAATGATTTGGTTGCGCGTTTGGCTATAGAGCAGAGAAATATAGTAATTGATGCTTTGCCAAAGAAAGAGACTAGTAATGAAGAGGATTTTAAGCCAATGTTTGGCATATTAAAACATATGTTGAAGAAAGTTGTTGATTTTAGATCTTAATTACAAGGTTAATCATTCAACTTAATTTATTTTCTTATTTAAAAATATTTATATAATATAAATGCTAACAAAATATATAAATATTCCACTTTTTATAATCACTTTTGCCATAGGATTATTTTTTGTGTATGTTTTAGGACCCGAAACAAAGACAATTTATATATATCCATCACCGTCAAATTATACAAAAACACAATATAAAGATAATACAGACCAGTGTTTCAAATTTGTGCCAACGGAAACAAAATGTCCGTTGAATCCATTTAAAATACATACAGTGCCTGTCCAAAGTTAACGACTGTCCAAAGTTAACGACTGTCCAAAGTTAACGGTTAAGTTAAGACTTTCAACTTAATAAACTCAGATAAAAATAACTGTTAAAAAAATTATAAATATATAATATAAATAAATTATGTATTTATCCAAATTTGTTAATAGTGTAACAGGACGAAATCTAATGTCAATTATATTAGGTTTAGGACTGGCTACTTTTTTTAGACAAATGTGTAGTGGGAAAAATTGTATAATAACAAAAGCGCCCCCTCTTGAAGAAATTGATGATAAAATTTACAAGTTTGACGGAAAATGCTACAAATTAGAGAAGAACGCAGAAAAATGTAATAATAAAAAGAAGGTTGTTAGTTTTGCGTAATTATTAGTTTACAGCAATCTTTAGATAATATATTATGTCCTCATTAAACACAACTAGTATCAATGATTTACCCACAGATCCTACTGGCGGTGGTAGTATAGGCGGAAATATATCTTTAGTAGCAAACGAAACATCCAGTTATAAAAATCAGGTAATCCCTCAACAGCAACAGCAACAGCAACAGCAACAGCAACAGCAAATGTCTCAAAGTATGTCTCTTGATCAATCCACAATTAGCCAGATCGTAAATGGACTACAACAAGCCAGCATTGCTGGCGCAACCTCGCTTCCAAGCAGAGATATTCCGCAAAATACTCAACAACTAACACACGACCCAGAAATTAAAGCAAATTATGTACCGCAAGCATCACCTGATCATACAGATTATATTAAAGATGAGCCAGCTGAATATGATTATCCAGAGGAACGTGTTAAAAATACATTGGATAGAATTTATGATGATATTCAGGCACCGTTATTGCTAGCAATATTATATTTTGTGTTTCAGCTGCCAATAATGCGTAAATTAATATTTAAATATATACCATTTTTGTGTAGCAATGACGGAAATTATAACTTGAATGGTCTCATATTTACCAGTTGTATGTTCGGCTTCATCTATTTCTCATTGACCAAGTCAATGGCACAATTTAACAAATTTTAATTTTAATATAATATAATATAATCTAATCATAATATAAATGTCAATATTTAAAGACATTTCATTATATCAAGCAGATTTATTGAAGTCTGTTGCTATATTTTATTTATTAATTTTGGGCAATTTTATTACAGGTTTATTTACGTGTAATCAGAAGAATTTTGTACAAAACAATAAAATGGTACAAACAATTATTGCGTTTGGATTATTCTATTTTCTAGTGACTCTTGTTTCTAATACAGGTAATCTAGAAGTGATTCCACCAATTCAAAAATTGTTATACACATTTGCTTATTTTTTCATATTTTTATTATCAATACGTTTGGATTTTAGAGTAATGGTAGCAATTATATGTCTGGTAGTTTTGGTATATTTTATTGAACTGAACAAGGAATATTATTTGGAATTAGGTTCAACTATAACTAACAATGCTGATAAACAAGTTTATGATGATCACGCATATTGGATAACATTGGATTGGCCATTTAAAGTGCGTTTGTTTCCGATAAACCCTGATCAATTTTCAATAATTAATAAATTTGAAAATATATTGTATTATTTTATAATTACATTTATGGTTTTGGGACTCGTTGCTTATCGCGGTGAAATTACAATTGCTCTACACAAGAGGAATGATTTGTCTTGGTTTCAAGTATTTAGTGATACGCATAAATGTAAAATAGCTGAACGATTGCCATTTTTCCATTATGTAAGTGTTGGATTAGGTTTCAGGTCCGCTACAACAAAATAATACAAAAAATTAAATAACTAACATATTACCAAAAACAATTACTTAAATATTATACACGCTATAATATTTATATAAAATTATTATGGAAATCAATACAGAAGCAACAAGAAGCGCTACAAATATGGTATTACTTAATAGTATACAAACTGGTAACCGAATTGTGGATACAATAATTTTAACTATTTTACTTAGCAGTATGAATTATTTCTTTAAATGGCTCAACAACAATGTGTTGGACAATCTAGAAATCAGTAAAATATTAAACTATGAATATATTATTCATTATTTTACCAAGAAAAATGTAGTTGAATACGAGGGTAAAATATCTTGTAATACAAATTACTATGATAACCAAATACACCAAACAACTTCATTTAGCGACTGTTTCAAGGCAATTTGGTTCCATATTATAGAAAATGTTAAGGAAAACAAAACAATCTATTCTATAAAGGAACATATGGTTTCGCAAAATATTTATTCCAAAGACGATACGGGGATTTATATGGTAAATCAAAAGGACAAGTTTCTTATTTCGGAGAAGCTTGATATATATGCATACACATACATTGATAGTGAAACTTCAGGTGATAATGAAAACAAAGGATCTGCGAAAAGAACCATTTCACAAAAGACAGAACGTATTATTATCCAGTTGTATTCTTATAAAAATGAGATTGAAACTATTAAACAATTTGTTGAAGATATAACAAATAAATATGTTTCATCTTTGGAACAAACTCGCAAGGATAAAAAGTTTATATATACACTAACAAATCTCAAGTTTGAAGACAGTCCCTCGGAACGATGGTCTGAGGTTGTTTTTGAAAGTACGCGGTCATTTGATAATTTATTTTTTGATAAGAAAATGATTACAATGGAAAAGATTGATCACTTCTTGAAAAACAAGGACTGGTATTATAGCAAGGGTATCCCATATTCACTTGGTATTGGTATTCACGGGCCGCCTGGTACTGGTAAAACGTCTTTTATTAAAGCACTTGCTACTTATACTGGACGTAATATTATATGTATATCTTTGAAATTAATTAAGACAAAGAAACAACTAGATAACATCTTTTTTGAAGAACGATATAATGATGATAATAAGCGACACAGTGTTACATTTGACAAAAAGATTATTGTGTTTGAGGATATTGATTGTATTGGTGATATTGTGATGGATAGAGAGAAGAAGAAAAATAAGAATAATAAAAATAGAGAAGATTTTAGTCTTGGTATAGGGCGAAAATTGAATTTGGATGAGATGACAATGACTTCCAAAGTCAATATGGGTGATTTACTTGAGACCATTGCTGAAATGGAGGAATCAACAAAAAAGGGGATTATGACAACAACAGTGAGCAAAGCTGTTACAGATGATGATCCGATTACACTGGATGATATATTGAATTTATGGGATGGTATTCGTGAAACACCGGGACGTATTATGATAATATCGTCTAACCATTATAATGATTTGGACCCTGCTCTAAAACGCCCTGGGCGCATTGATATCACATTAGAACTATCTTATGCGAGTAGGCAAGTAATTTACGAAATGTATAAGCACTTGTTTGAAGCAGATATGGACCCAACAGTGTTAGAACAAGTCAATGACAAGTTCTATTCCCCTGCTGAGATAATCAATATTTATATGAATGAGGAACAAGATAAAGAGCGGTTTATAACCAGATTAAAACTCAATGAGCACGTTTAAATCCACCTTTTCCGCTTCGCTTATAAAGGTGGAGCCAAATATTTCAAACAATCACAAATATTTCAAAAAAGTTAGTTTGACTCAACCTTTTAAAAGGTTGAAGAATCCTTTGCGTTTCTTGGTCTTCTTGCTCCTCTTCCTTTTAGATTTGGTCTTTTGGCTACTAGAACCGTAATCTTTCTCTTCCTTTCCTTCCTTTTTATCTTGACTTTTTTGTTCTTTTGTATCAGTCGGTCTATAACGCAAAAACCAAGAATCATATTCAGGTGTCTTCTTTTTATCTTTTAACTCTTTGAATTTCTCAGCCTTCTCAGCCCGCATCTCTTCAATTGTCTCCTGGTGACCCATACAGTTAATTGAAAATCGCCGCAACACGCCCTTTTGTGCCAACCGGTTCTTTGCCTGTACTTCAAACAAATACTTAGACATACACAAAATACGATCCTTATCATAATACGGTCTGTCCGCATACAAAAACGCCAAATAAAAACTCAACATAGTGTCAATGGTCGCCACTTTAACATCATAACCATCCTCTTTGACAATATTGTAACTATGGCACGCTAGTGGCTCATAAATAAACGCGACAGTATCACTACCAACTTGGATCTCATAATGCGGCGCAATAATTTCACCCACTGAAGGCCGCTTAATAATCTTGACATTTTTAATATCAATGTCATTCAATCGCTCTTTCACAATTTGAGCAGTAACTAAAGGATCCTCGGACAAAACATCAAAATCGGGAATCTTTTGTAGTTTTCGCTGTAACTGCTTAGGCATATATTTGGCATAAATAGAAATAGCATAGCCGCCAAAAAATACCACACCTTGATCTACTAAAGTCTTCTGAACATTTTCGTAAATCTCATCTGCTTTCTTATCATCGGCCATTTTGCGCTGGAAATCAATGTGTGCGCATTGACTAGCGGTTAAGGGATAATGTTTATTAAGCAGTGTTAAGCGCTTCATCACTTTTTCCCAGCGAGACACATCACCGGCAGGACGCGATAGTTCTAAATACATTCCCATCCGAAGCAAGTTGGGTGGCGCATATAAGATTCCGGATATTTTGATGGCCTCCTTCTTAATAGAGTTGAATAATTCCTTGGGCAACATAGTAATATCAGCAACCGGAATGAAATTAACAAATACCTTAAATGTGCCGTAATGCTGACCCGATTTAGCCTCAACCTCAAAAAAACCTTCTTTTACATAAATATCAGCAAGTTCCTTTGCGTCATTGAGTGCGTTAAAACTGTAAAAATCGTAATCAGGAATTTCAATGTCTTTGTTATAGAATTGATCTTGTTTTGGTAATATATTATTGATCGCAGTGCCACCATAACAAATGGCTTTTTTCTTCCGTAAAAAGGCTTCAACAATGTTAATTATTCTTTTAATATCAGGTGAATTAGCTTCTTTTCGGCCTTGACGTTCCTCGGCTTTATCCACTGCGGAACGAAGAATTGCTAATTCACACTCTTCAAAACTCATAGTTGAATCACAAATGTTTTTTTTCATAATAATATTATAATATATACAGTTAAAATATTATTTTTAGAATTGTCTCTAAGAAGTCTAAACATCCAATTTATAAAACGATCCCTCCACAGTTCTTGTTTCATATGAATATGTTGGATTTTGTGGTACTGGGTCGTCAATAACAGTTACAATAGGTCTTAGCTTTAATGGTTTTAATGCGAAGGCGTGTCCATCTTCGTTAAAAAACATATCATTTTCTTCTACATTTGCGTCAACCGTTTGATAACGCATAGCGAGCATTTGAACGCCTAATGAACGCATAACAGCAGCGCTTGGATTATTCGGATTGGCGCCTTTATTCGGTATTCCAATTGTCATTGCTCGTCTATTTTGATTAATTAAATCATCAGGTGTTTGTGTATATTCAATATCACTGTACCTTAATAATTGCATAAATGTAGAATTACTTGTCATATTTACAAACTCGTAAAATTCACCACAATCTTCTTCACAGTCATCACATAAACAAGTCGTATTACTTCTATCCACAATAATAACAATTTTGCCCATCATTTTAGAAATATTTACATCGCCAAAATTTCGTATACGTCCCTGGTCGTCTTTATATTCATAACTATAATCAGGACCCATTAGACGGTTGCCAATGCTTTGTAACATCTGTGAAAAATTCTTATACATTGCTTTGTTTTCACTCTTTATTCTCAAATGGAAAATAATAGGGTCATTCGGATTTGGACTATTATCAGTAAAAGCATTATTAACCACTGTATTTATTACATCACTAAACTTAATATAGTTGAATGTCTCTTTGACACAATAATTGTCTACAGTGGACGTGGCGACAACTGGTTCATCATTAATTGAGTAAATTTCAAAGTCTAAACCTCTTACACCTTGCTTCAATAGATCTTGTAATGAGCATAATGAAACATAATCATTTCTATAATTGCCGCCGCTACAACAGTTATATGCGGTTTTAATGTAATAATAACACAAGGGTTGTAACTCTTCTCTTCCGCTACTAGATCCATTTGAAAAACTTAATGACGTTATTGCTGTGTTCTTTTCACCGTATACAGTGTCCATTATATTACAATTACGTTGAGCCTTACCATTTATCATCTTTGTAAATATTACAATACCGATTACTGCGCCGATAATACCGCCAGCAGCCAGTCCTGATGCTCCCATAACCGCTTGACCAATTATACTAAGCATTATTGTTAGTATTAATATCATAAAAATACCACCAACCGTGCCAGTGCCATTAAAATAGAAATAATATAAGAATGCCATTATAATAGTTAAAAATGTTAAGAATGTCAACAATGTAATTGCTGTGTTTTCTTGCATTTCTAATAAATCATTAATACCTTTTTTAACAACGTCACCTGCTTTATTTAGTCCTCCTGACAAATTTGGTTGTTGTTGTGGTTGTTGTGCCATTATCTGTATTATATTAATTGTATAAAATAATAATAAAATTCATTGTTAAATTAATATTAATATTATGCTAGTTATAATTAGTTAAAAAAATAATATGTTAGTATTATAATTACAATTAAATGCCAGGAGGACTTATGAATCTTGTATCTGTTGGACAACAAAATATAGTTTTAAACGGTAATCCTTCTAAAACGTTTTTCAAATCAACTTATGCTCACTACACTAATTTTGGTCTACAAAAGTTTCGTGTTGATTTTGAAGGTTCTAAAACATTACGACTATCTGAGCAATCTACATTCACATTCAAAATACCTAGATATGCTGATTTACTAATGGACTGCTATTTGTCGGTTGCTTTACCGAGCATTTGGAGTCCAATTATGCCGCCACAACAGGATGCTACAACTCAGGAATGGGCTCCTTATGAATTCAAATGGATTGAAAATTTAGGAGCAAAAATGATTTCAAAAATCAGTATCACTTGCGGTAATTATACACTCCAGGAATATTCCGGTGATTACTTACTGTCAGCTGTTCAGCGTGATTTTTCAACCGATAAGAAAGAATTGTTTGACGTAATGAGTGGCAATACAACGGAAATAAATGATCCCGCGAATGCTGGCTCACGTGTCAACTCGTATCCAAATGCGTTTTACACGGATGCGTTAGCTGGTCCTGAGCCGTCTATTCGTGGCCGCATTTTGTATATTCCCCTAAATGGTTGGTTCGGTCTTAAAAGCCAAATGGCTTTTCCTTTGACATCGCTCCAATATAACGAGTTACATATTATCGTCACAATGAGACCAGTTAATGAGTTATTTCAAATCCGTGATGTGTTTGATTACGCTTATAATTATCCTTATATAGCGCCCAATTTTAATTCGTGGTATATGCAATTCCATCGTTTTATACAACCACCCCCCGACATTGACTTATGTATTGGTTCTTATCTTGATACTAGAACATTATGGAACGCGGATGTGCATTTAAATTGTACATACGGCTTCTTATCCAATGATGAAGAGCGTCTCTTTGCTATGGAAGAGCAGAAATATTTAATAAAACAGGTTCACGAGCAGATATTTTACAATGTGACTGGACCTAATAAGGTGGAACTTGATTCGCTTGGTATGGTGTCTAATTGGATGTTTTATTTTCAGCGCAGTGACGCCAATTTGCGCAATGAGTGGTCTAATTACAGCAATTGGCCCTACAATTATATGCCTCTAGATGTAGTCCAAGCATCAGCGTCAGGTAATTATCTTATTTATCGCTCCGATGGATCTCAACCACCAATTTTGGTGCCTACCTATATAGGACCCGGAGTAAATCCAAATGGCAACCTCACGGGTCTGCTAATTACGTCAAATTATTCACCCGAGAATGATAAGCAAATTTTAGTCGGAATGGGTATTTTGTTAGATGGGTCGTATCGTGAAAATATTCAGCCAGCGGGAGTTTATAACTACATTGAGAAATATACTAGGACGAGTGGTAATGCGCCTCAAGGTCTTTATTGCTACAATTTTAGCATCCATTCCAATAATTCAAATTTACAGCCATCGGGCGCAATAAATATGAATCGGTTTACACAAATAGAGTTGGAATTTACGACAATTATTCCGCCACTGGATCCCTTGGCACAGAGTTTAACCATTTGTGATCCTATAACAAAACAGGTTATTGGTGTCAATAAACCCACTTGGCGTATTTATGATTACAATTTTAATCTAATGCTGTTTGAAGAGCGCATCAATATTGTACACTTTATTGGCGGCAATGTGGGACTAATGTATGCGACCTAATTCCACCTTGTCTTAACTTCGTGAACCTTTTAATCCACCTTTTAAAAGGTGGAGCCAAACATACAATAATGGAACAACAATATTATTATATTATTTTTAACTTAAAGAAACAATATAATATTATTTTTAACTTAAAGAAACAAATGTGTTTTTTATTCAGGAGTTTTGGCTCCACCTTTTAAAAGGTGGACAAGGTGGCATTGGACGGCGTCGGTCCTAGATCATAATACGCCCCTGTAATTGTTGTTGACACTGGGTAAGCTGGAGCCGTTCTATATTGCTGTGGCTCAGCTGAATACTGATACGCCAATTCATCGTCTAGCATTCTCGCCTGCTGATCATAGACCTCTTGCCAAACTGGTACACCGTCGTAAGATATAGGCACTTCGGCATTTGCGTTAATAACGGTTGCTTCTGACCCCATATCTGTCGTTAAAGAAGAATATTGAGGTGTCTGATTGTATGTTAATATACCGGCATCATAATCGGCTTCAGGTCCATCATCAACCTTTTCGGGTGGCTGTTTTAGCATTGATTGGCAACCAAATTGCCAGCAATCGGAATCGGTTGAACATTGACCTTTAGTCTTAGAACATCTAGCATCCGGTCCGCAAAAATTAGAGCAAGATTTGTCAGTGTTAATAGGCAAGTCAATACTATGTGTATATTGGTTGTCGTATGTTTTGACGTCGTATATATTTTGTTCAAAGCCTTCTTTACACCTTTTATCATTTAAACCACCCACTCTGTGGGCGGAAATGAGTAAAGGAAACTGTTGCCATTGAGCATTTTCAATGCGAAATGGCGAAAAAATAGCACTTCTAATTATACTTGTATTTGTATTTGTACTGTTAGTTCCTTTTAAGATAAAGTAATTATTCATTAGATAGCGAAACCAATTGATAATTAACCACGCAAATAAAATACATAATCCAGCTAACAAAATATTGGTTTTGTTTTTATTTAAAAATGTTGTTGACATTATACAATATAAAAATAATTTATATTTAAGGAATGGTATAATAAATTTAATATATATTTATTATAAATAATGTCAACAGATGCGATAGATAATGTACAAAATTCAAATGATCCAACAGAAGACCCAAATTTTAAACAGTTTTTTGCTAATTTTGGCGTAACAACTGGTATTATTATTGGTTTTGTTGTTCTAGGGTCCATTGGACTTTATATGGCTAAAATAGCACAATCAGGAATTTTACCAACAAACCCACTATTTAAACCGTATACGTGTGATGATAATACTGAAAAGGTTACATCTGGGGAGATTGAAATGAATATAGTGCGAGAATTTGGACTAAAAGGTCTTGGTTGGATGATAGGACAATCACCAATAAGCGCATATTCTCAGCAAGCTACTTTTGACGAAAAGGCATTTGAAAAAACGTTCAAGGGTGGTTATATTAAAAGTTTATTTGATGCGACTCAACCTTTGAATAAAAAACTTGATTGGAAGTCTACTAATATTTCTTTGTGGCGTTCTGATGTACTAAATGAGATGGTTTCTTCTAGTTTTAATATTATCCAAACAGTATTCGGATCGGCTAGCTCATTAAACGAATCCGTAGCTATGTTTTTGTTTGGTTTATTTGGAATATCTTGTCTGCCATTTTTAATGCTCTTTAATTTAGGTAACAGTTTTTGGAGACATTTTACCTCCTTGGCTAAAGTAAAATTTTCTTTAACTGAAGGACTAGAATTTTTGGAAATGAAAACACGAGAAAAAAATGGTGAAACTGATTTTGGTCCACCACCTCCAGGATTATTATCAGTGCTTGGAATAGTAAAACAAAAGAAACCAGATGATATAACATTTTGGGAAAAATTTAAATTTGGTTTGAAGTGGATAGTTACAACAATAGGACTAACCTTTTACTTTTTAGTATCTATGATGTTATTTTCACCAGTATTTGTCACATTCTATACATTTTTTAAACCTCTATTAGCAAAATATAGAGTGAAATTGAATGACACTTATTCAGGTGATTCAGGAGCTGGTAAATCGGAATCTAAGGGAGTATTCTCATTTATTCGCGACACATTTGCTTATAAACGAAGTTATATTATATTTTTGTCAATACTTAACTTGTTTACGCAAACAAATACTTATTTAGGCACATATTATTTTATCGCAGTCATTATTGCTGTCATATTCGCAATTGTATATTGTAACATTTTTGTGTCCAAAAAATCTAGTAATGATAATACAATGATTCCTATGAAAAAGGACAGTAATTCAGGTGACAATAATGACGACGAATTAGATAGCGATAATGAAGCTGATGATTGCGTTGATGAAAAGAATCAACTTATGGTAATACAGGACCAAATTAACAAAATTGTTAAGGAAGATAAGACATTGACAGAAAAATGTATTAATACAAACCAAAGAGAAACAATAGAGTTAATTAATCAAGTAATTCAAGTTTGCGAACTAGCTAAAACAAATCTTTCAACTGACAAATCTAAACCTTTAACAAAGAAAGAACTAACAGATAAACCAGATTTTAAGCAATTAGATGATGATGTAAATACTCTTGTAAAACTATATTTCAGTGGCGGTGATCTGGGAAGACCTCTGTTAGTATTAGACGCAAGTGATGAGCTGCAAACACAAATTAAAAAATTAAATGCTCAATTAAAATATTTAAAGAATTATCAAAAAGCACTAGAAAGCGCATATGATAAATGTAAACTGTCTTTAACTACTTTTGCTGATGCTTCGGGAATAAAACCAGTTCCAGAGTTTAACAAATCATTGTCAAATTCTTTTCTTCAATTAATGACTGCTGTTCAGCAAGGAGAGCAAACAATGTATACAATAAGACCTCAAATACTAGACATAATAAATGATTATATTAAACAACAGGAGGAGTCTAATAGTGTTCCTGCTCCTGGCCCTGATCTAAAAGCGGGTCTAACAAAAAATTCTTTGAACCCATTTAAGAAAGAAAAAGCCAATTTGTTGTATATGGAAAAGGTTATGCCATTAGAAAACACAATTAAACAAATAAGCACAAATTTGTTGCCGGGCAAAGATATATTATTGGATTTAATATTACCTCCTCCTAGTGATCCTCAAGTAGATAATTGGATAAAGAAAATACAGTCAGAAATAGCAGAGTATGACAGGGCAATAAAGGCTGAACCTATATTTGAAAGCAGTCGTGTTGTTAAGTTAACTTCTGCTCCTTCATCTAGTTCTAGTTCTAGTTCTAGTGCTGGTTCTAGTTCTAGTTCTAGTTCTAGTTCTAGTTCTAGTTCTAATCCTAATTCTAATTCTAATTCTAATTCTAATTCTAATTCTAATTCTAATTCTAATTCTAATTCTAGTTCTAATTCTAATTCTAATTCTAGTTCTAATTCTAATTCTAGTTCTAATTCTACTCCTCCTTCTACTCCTGGTTCTAGTTCTAGTTCTAATTCTAGTTCTAATTCTAATTCTGTTGTTGGCAAGAGTAATCAAAATAATAACCAATATGCCAAAAGTGGAAATTTTAATAAAGACATGCGGCCGGAAATAGACAATAACTTATTTCTAGGTGGCTCGGGCTCAGATGGTAGCAGAAAACGAACCAAAACAAGAAGAAATCAATCTCCTGAAAAAACAGAATACAAAATAAGATTTGTATAAAAATATAAAGAGGTTTACACCTTTGAAGATTTAAATCCGCACGCCAAAGGCGTGCTATTTATATCATTCAAAGGAAACGTTGCCGATAAATTGTTATTTTGCGATTACAATTTAAATAAAAAATAAGTATATCATTTATTATAGATAAAAATGCCAAAATCTAATAAAAAGAAAAACAAAAATAAAAACAAAACCAAACAAAATATTGTAAAGGGTGAAATAGTATCAGATATTCCATCTAGTAACAAATCCGAATCAAGTGACTCGGATTCTGAATCCGGAACAGGAACAGAATTGCTGCCATTTGTTAGTATATGTACTCCAACATTCAATCGTAGACCATTCATTCCATATTTAAAGAAATGTTTTGACCATCAAACATATCCCAAGGATCGTATAGAATGGATCATTATTGACGATGGTACGGATCCAATTGAAGACTTAGTAAAAGACATTGAGCAAGTCAAATACTTTTATTACGAGGAAAAAATGCTACTAGGCAAGAAACGCAATTTAATGCACAGTAAATGTTCAGGCGACATTATTATTTATATGGACGACGACGATTATTATCCACCAGAACGCATATCGCACGCAGTAGAAACGTTACTTGAAAACCCATCATTCCTAGTTGCTGGTAGTAGTGAAATGCATTTCTATTTTGATTCAAGAAACCAAGTGTATCAATGTGGGCCTTATAAGGATTACCACGCAACAGCGGCAACATTCGCTTTTAAAAAAGAGCTGCTATTAGAGACTAGTTATAATGAGGAAAATGCTTTAGCAGAGGAAAAACACTTTTTGAAAAATTACACTATTCCATTGAAACAACTGGACACATTAAAGTCTATTATGGTCTTTTCACATAAGCATAATTCATTAAACAAGGAGAAAATGTTGGAAAATATGGAATCAACCAAGACAAAGTTGTCGCGTTATACAGTAGATGATTTTATTAAAGACCCTGAATTAAAAAAATTCTATATGATAGATATGAATGACTTGTTAACAAATTACGAGCCAGGGAAACCGGAAAATAAACCCAAATTGCTGGAACAAATTAAAAAAATGGAAGAAGAACGTAATAAACGACTAGAAGATCATAACAAGATGCTTATGGCACAAAGTCGTATTTTTTCAAATCATTCTCAACAACCTCAGCAGCAGCAAATAGACGAATTAAGAAAACATTATGAAAAGCAAATGGATGAAAAGATTTATTTAATTAATGAACTCTTGAAGAAAATAAAGGATCTTAATGCGGAACTGAGTAAATATAAAGACGCTGAAAATAAAGACATATAACCTGTATGAACTTAATATTTCTGAAACAATTTATATTATTAATTTATTAATTCAAATAATATAAAGACAACTACCTTTACTAGTATATAATAGTAAGTAAAATATGCCGTATTACGACAATGACAACAATGACGCCAACTCGTTGAGTACCAATGATAGAATATTGGAGGCGAAGAGACAGTTACAAAGGAATGACAAATATTTCCAACGGGTTACTAGAACTGTCCTTGATAATGAAAAGACAAAAAAAAGAGATGATGGTAAAGAATATTACAAGAAGGTGTATGTTAATCTCTATGGCAGCGGATCAATAGGAACTAAGATCCGTAATGCGGTAACTGGTGAAAAATATGAGTACAAGGTTGGGAGCATTGATCAAGATATGTTTTACTCAGTTGCTCTTTGTAGTGGAGAGAATGGAATGAAGGAATCGTTGGCTCTTTTTTATGACTCACCGGAGCAATATGAGAACCATATGTTCCAAAATCTTGATATTACGGTAAAGAACAATTGGCATAATGATTGTATCAAGTTCAAGAAGGAGATTGGATTGATTGACTAGTCCACCTTTAAGAAAGGTGGAGCCAAACCACTATTTTAGAAAGAAATCCGGTTTAAAAAAAATAATTTATGCTTTAAAGTATAAATTATTGTATAACAAAGTCATAATTGAAATACTTAATTTGAGCAACAAATAAAAATAAACTCATCAACCATTTGAATTGTTTGGCTCTTTGCTTCGCTGAACGCTTTCTTAAAGGTGGAAAGAATTAGTCCGCTTCGTGTTCATCCTCCGACACTACAATATCTTCTGTATCCTCAGCATCTTCTTTGGTATACTTATCTAGATAACGATAAATCCGATTAATGTCCAATTTGGAGATTTCATAATTCTCAAATAATGCCAAGATCTCGCTATCATTCGCAGGATATTTGTTCTTAATATCCAAAAAGAAAGCAAACATATCTTTCTTATCCATCGCTAATTGCTGGCACAAATTCTGAATGAATATAGAATTGTTATATTCAGTAGAGTATTTTGTTAGTACCTTTGTGAAACGAACCTCTGTTGGATTGAACTTCTGTTTGTTCTTCTTCTTTACGTTAATTTGCTGGAATAATTCGTGATATAAACTATTATTCTTGAATGTTTTGACTAAAGAACTCATCTCATTAAATTGCCAAATCTGCTTCTGAAATGTGATACGATCAATATAATCCGCAAAACACATATTATCCAATATCTTTAAATAAAATGGAATGGCTTCATCTTTATCCAATTTGCCAAGCACATCAATAATATTCTCGTGCCATAATAGACCTACTATTGTTCTGTCGGTCTCATTCATAATTGTTAGATGGTCTTCTATCGGATAATGGTTATTAATTAACTTCTTTGTGATCTGTCGTGTATCATCATTATAAGACTTCATTAAGAAAATATTTTGAATAATATTGTTATTAAGTATATCATTTTTGTTTTTATACAGCTCATAAATAGTGGTCATTTTCCTTAAATCGCCCTGAATAAAGTGAATTATGTTAGTTCTCATACTTTCATCAATGGTTGGAATCATTACATTTAAAATGCTATTCATCTGGATCTTAGTTGGCGGCTTTAGTTCAATGACATTACATACTTTCATTAGTTCCTTGATTTTCTTATCAATATGATAATTGCCAATACATATAATTGGGTTCATTGTCATCTCTTCTAGTCGTTGCTTCTTCGTCTTCTTGGGTCTGATGATTTTAATTAGCGAATTTATACCACCCTTGTCACCATTATTCATCCCGTCAATCTCATCCATCACAATTGCGATACGTTTTACCTTCTTGTGAAACAAACTCATAATATTTTTGTCCGACATATTGTGCTTTGTAATTGTGTCAATAATAGACTTGTTGCGAATATCACCAGCATCATATTTGACAACATCGTAATCCAATTCCTTCAGAATATTTGTAACGAATGTTGTTTTACCTGAGCCTGGATCCCCGTAAATATAGATACCTTTTTTGGTGGTTAAGTTGTGTTTGTTAAGTTCAAAGTCCTTTAGAATTGCTTTCATTTTATTGGCATCATCTTCTCTACCTAATAAATTATTAATATCAATAATGTTCATTTTGTTAGTTAATATATATTTTATGATGTTCTTTTTATGTTAGTTTTTACTCAATCCAAGTAATTTATTATTTATTAAGGTATTGTAGGATCAAATTTGTTAGTTTGTTTAGGTAGAAGGAGGCTCTTCATCGCTAGTATCACAAGGGTTCTTTGCTCCATAGGTTATTCCATCCCAAGTTACACTACAATTTTTTGCCCAAGTATATTTAGAACACGTCCCTGTATCTCCATTAAAAGGCGACACATTGAAATTCATCGTATTTTGTTCATTTGTTCCAGGCAAATTACACTTTCCTAAACTCTTTACATTATAGCACTCTTCGCCATTCCCCTTTAAATCCATCCAATAATCAGGACAAGAACCTACAATGGGCGGCCAAACAACTGTAGAACTTGATTTAGACAATGAATAACCTATTACAACTAACAAAATAATTAAACCAATAATAGCAATTGTTAGTATTATACTTTGAAAATTCATTTCCATTATATAAATAATTATATATTTTTTTTATGGATGTATTATAATATGAATAACAAAAAGGATCAACAAAGTAAAAACAATGGACGAATTGACTTATTAAATCCTCCAGACATATCTAATTTATTCGCAATGTATGACAAAATTCCGGCAAACCAATGTGTTACTTTTAGGAACGCGACTTTAGGTCAATTAGAGGAGACACCTTTGTCCCTAGCATACTTTTCAAAGGAAAATATACAAATTCTTCAAAATGGGATACGAGCCGGTGTATATCAAAAATCCAATGGCCAGTATGTAATTGGCCCGCAAGATTGTGATTCCTTAAAGATCATTATGCGTGGTATTTTTCTCCAATATTCTGCTAATTTGCCTTACAAAATCTCTGATCAGATTCGGGAATTAAATAAGATGGTTTTAGAGTTCTCTATTCCTAAGGTGTTTGGTGAGACACAGGGATACATTAAGTATTTAAGTGATGCGAGTACACTAGTTGTCCCATTGGCTTCACCAATTGTGGAGACACAATTTGATAAGAGATCGTATAAGATGCCCAAATGGTTTTAAAGCTTTACTTTTAAAGCTTTACTTTTAAAGCGACTGTTTAAAGCTTTACTTTTAAAGCGACTG